CCTTGCCACCGCACCAGGGAAAGCAGGAGTTGCAACCCAAGAAGCTTCAATGAAAGTGACACCTGCAGTTTCCCCGATATCTTCGTGTCCACATAGCTCTGCAACCCTGTGTTTCACACCTTGTTCATCGAAGAAGGTGTTACCCTTCTCGTATTTGACGTGAGAGCACATTTCAGGCTCATCCGCGGCTACGTGTCCACATTTAGTGCAGATAGTAAAGTCCACAGAGCAACCCATTGACATAGAATTCATTTTGCCAGAGACAATCTGCTCAATGAGGTCTTTGTGCTTCTTGTTTGTTGCCACAAGGATGTCTACATATAAAGAGTCGCCTATGTCTCTAAGTACAGCGTCTATAATCTTACCTTTAGACAGCTCTTCAACCTGAACGTGTTCGACAAAGTTATGAGCTCCGATGAAGGTCTGGTACGACTTCTTAATAACACCTCTTGACCATGAGTCTAGGTTGTTATTGATGAACTTATCTGTGTCTTTAGAAATACGAAAGTCAGCGTACTTTCTATTGATAGTAACGCCACCCTCTTTAATAGACCCTGTTTTGGTGTTTGGGGGTGTGATGGCATCTACGGAACAGACGATAGTTGCATGGGTAAGTAGATACTTGTCAGGGGTGAATTCTTCACCAAGTATATCTTCCGCCTTTGCTTTAAGAGACCTATTCATCTGCTTTGAACCAGAAGCTACCCTGATCTTGTCCCATTCAGAACCCCCGAGTTGAGGAGTTACTACATTAGCTCTTGCATATCGTAAGAATGCCATCTTTAGACTCCTTCAACATCTGTGGTTTTGATGATAAAGAGACAGTTTCTGCAAGCGAACAATTTATCACTTACTCCATCTCTTCTTTTGTATATAGAACGGTTCATCTGCGTCCTGCAACGAGGGCAATTCGGCATCTTAGGGTCTTCCCCTTTACAGAGCCTGTACTTTCGACCGCGTTGAGCCCAATAGATAGCTTTCTTCACATGCTTAGAGGCTACTGTCTTAGCAAGTCTGGTAGTAACAGGCACTGCCTCTGACTCCCCGTTCAGGGAATCGCCTTTATTCAATATCTTCGCGTCATTAGAGGTATCTATAATAAGTTCTTCTACGGGTTGCCTTTTCGTGCCGTGAGGATAACCCACGTCCACCATACCGATAGCGGGATAAACTGCTACGACTACACCAGGCTGGCTAGAGTTTCCTTCCCAGAAAGTATACACACGCATACCCTTCTTGAAAGACTTCGCTCTTTCTTGATAGTCTATATAGACAGTTGATTTTTTGTGCATTGAAACACCTCCGCAACTATTACGACCTTCAATAAAAGGTTTATTAAAAATAGATGCCTTCTTAGCTGGTGGGTTCAAGTCCATCATGTCGGACATGAGTTTTTTCAGGGCTTCTATTTCTTCAAGCTTCTTCTTGCCCTCTAGTCCTCGTATCCTGTTCATCTTACGCATGATGTCCTCGATTCCATTGATAGGGTAACCTTGCGTTTTCAAGTTTTTCAAGTTGAGAGCTCTCAACTCAGTGAAGAAAAAGTTTCTATACTCTTCCTTCTCTTCCTTTGTAACTCGCGTCCCGTCTTTATGTTTACTATCGAGCAAGACGCTAAAGAATTCGTCCTTGTTCTTCTTGAGTACGTCAGCCAGCTCTTTGTTCTTTCGAGCGGGTCTTTTCTTCTTTTTTGACTTCAGGGCTTGGAAGGAAGTCTGCACATCCAAGAAGTTCTTTGTTAAAGAGTCCCTCAAAGAGTTTTTCAATGAGTCCGTGACAGGGTTTGGACACTTAGACATATCGTCGAGTTCTTCACCCGCTACGCCCGCCGCTACGTTAGATGGGGTGTTAGGGCAGTAGTTGCTGTTGAAAGTATCCTTATAGCCTGAATAAGGGTTGTCCATTCCTCCCGCCCCTAGAACTTTTAACCACTGATCCTCAGGCAACTCCCTCAGATTGTTCTCTACAACCTGCCTCATCTCTTCATTTGAAAGGTCGGATCTTGATACATTAGAGACCAGCTCCACTACACCTTCATTCTCCTTAGCAAGCTCAAGAAGATCCTTGTCTACAGGAGAGAATCCGTCCAAAGGCTCTTCTTCATTGAGTAGGCGGACAGTGTTTAGAGCAGACTCTGATTCTCGAACGATCATCATCTGCCTCTCTGCCTCCTTTTTCTCCGCGTCTGTGGAAGAAGGACTCTCTAGGATATCAATAAGGTCTTCCTTCTGTGCCGACAGCTTCTTTGCTGCGACATCTCTCTGCTCTTTGCTGAAAGAGTTGAACTTAGTCCTCTGCTGAGATCCAACTTCCCTCTTATATTCTTCTAAGAACACAGGATCTGCATTGAGCCGAGGGGGGGAGAAGCCGAAAGTGGGGTTCTCTACTACTTCCTCTTTCATAGCTTTGAGAGCTAAGAGCTTCCCTAGTGACTTAGGATAGTCGGGGTCATCTTTGCTTATAGACTCCAGCTCGCTGATCTGGTCTTCTATGTAAGTGTTGAGCTCTGCGGGATCTTCAACCTTCGATATTAAATCCGCTCCCATTGACGAATAGGATTCAGATAGCTCCTTAGACTGCTCCGCATCGAAATCAGGGATGTCCTTAACCGCCTCTGTGAGAGCTTTACGGTAACCCTCTTGAGTGCTTTTAATGTTAAGGGTTAAGATATCTTTCTGGTCTTGAAGATCTTCTATCGAGTCTTCTATTTCTCTCTTCTTGGACTCAGATATCCCAGATTTACTCAGGTCTTCTTTGAGCTCTTTTATTTGACTCTCCAGATCCTCATTGGCCTTAATGGAGATCGTGTCAATAGATTGGGTTAAAGTGTCCAGAATTGAGTCCCTACTCTTTTCCGCTTTCTCATCTTCCTTCAGCAGTTCCTGTTGAACGAACTCCCTCCTGCTCTTATCTTTCTTATCTAGGGCAGAAGAAAGGGGGTTGGCGTCATCTGAATGCACTTCAGATAACTCCTCAACGTCAATAAGTTCATCAATGTCAATGAACTCAAGGTCGTCGTCGTCTTTCGGCTTGATCTCTTTTTTGACCTTCTCTTTGACCTTCTCTTTGACCTTCTTCACGTACTTACGTTTCTTCTTACGCTCCGCTTTCTTAGGGGGCTCTGGCTCACCCTCCTTTTCGAGTTCGTCCTGAGACTCTAGGAGGATAGCTAAAGACTCTCTAAGCACCCTCTCTTCAACGAGGGACATGTTCGAGACATCACGCCCTTTAGAAACACGTTCAAGTAAGTCGAGTTGCTCCTCGTTAAGGTCGTCAAGGGGGTTGTCGTCGTCATCCTCTTTTTTTTTATCCGAAGGCAACGACTTCAATGCCTTTGCGTAATCTTTCTGGGCCTGAGGGACACTTCTATTGTATGCCGTGCTGAAAGAGATGCTCTTACCGCTATCGGGGTCTTTGTAGCTTTTATTTTTTAACGATTCTCTCGCTTTGGCTATGTCCCCCTTAGAAGCAGATGTCTTCAGGATAGCAGTTACCTCACTAAGTAAATTTTGAGATTCTCTCAGCTCTGTAAGTATATTTCGATACGGATTCATATTTTACTCCTCAGAGATACCTTCGACTACTCATCTTCCTGTCTCTCCTAGAAAGGTGAGGGTCTCCGCCGTCACCTCGCCCCAAGCCTTCAAGGTCACGGTCGCCTGTGTTGTACCGATTCTCCCTAAGATCTTTTCTCGGCGGTTTCTTCTTTGGGTCCCTGCGAACAAGGGAAGCGATTGCCTCATCTTCTTTTTCCACTTCACTTTTAGTGGCTCTCTTCGCGAGATCTCTGAGGTTAGAAAAAGAAACACCACTATACCCACTACAAAAATGTCGCTGTGAACTTAGTCTCTCAACCCTAGCAAGTTTCCTGACATCAAAACACAGCGGGGCAAACTCCTTGCGGATAGCTCGGAGAGCTTGAGCGACGAGGAGATAGTTCTCGTCACTGTCGTCATCTAACCAAGACCCCTGCAAGTCCCTGATATCTTGAGCTTTCCCATCAAGAATTTCCGCGTACTCACGGTCTTTGTCGAGAGAAACTGCTTCTTCAAACAGTGCCTCTATCGTAAGGAAGTGCTTTCTGATACAATCAGGGCATCTCTTCCTGACATTATTCAAATGGTCTTCGAGGAGAGACATCTGTTTACAGGTCTCCCTGAGATTGAACAAAGGTGACATTATTGGTAATAGACCCATATCTTTCTCAGACATATCGAAGCTCCTTTTCTTGCAGTGTAGGAACTTTATCTTATAAATGAACTATTGCCCATAAAAACAGAGAGGTTGATATGATACTAGGACTAGACCCAAGTCTAAGGAACTTCGGCTGGACGCTTATCCGCGATGACGGGAGCTTCCTCGACAAAGGAACAATGAAGACAGAGGCTTCTGAAGTCTTTGTAACAAGGTACATGTACCTTAGGGATGGATTGAAAGAACTGATTCGAGAGATAAGAGAGAAATATCCGAATGATGCGATGAGGGTAGGTATTGAGTCCCCTATCTTCAATGACCTTTATAGTGAAGGGATGTATGGTCTATTTCTCTATAGCAATGAAGCCCTCATGCTCGAAAAGGTAGATACGGTTTATCTTTCACCCAATCAAGTCAAAGCCCACGCCGCCGCTTTTCTTAATCGACCCAAAGGTTGGAAGATGGGTAAAGGCGATATGGTAGATGCCGCAAAGCAAGCTACCGAAGGTCAAGGGGCTAAGAGATGGAATAACCACCAAGCTGATGCCTTTTGGGTAGCCCGAGCCGCGAGTCGTTTTTGGCTTTTGGTTGAAGAAAAGATCACAGTTGATGATCTATCTGACCTAGAGCGGAGGCACTTCACTTCTTTAGAACGTTACGTGCGGGGCAAGAAGACAGGTAAAGTGAAGCGTAAGGGGATCACACACAAAGAGGATGACCGTTTCTTTAGATGGTCTGAGTCTTAACCTTACGAGCAGACCATTAGGCGGAGGTACTTCTTGGTTTTTCCAAATCGTATCACGAACCAGATCAAATCTATTTGACTTACTCTTCTGATCCACGTCTTTGACGTTCTATCTCTCCAACTATATCTCTCGTAGTTCCCTTATGTATTCATAGAGGCCGCTTGAAGAACACGCTCAATATCTTCTTCTAGACTTCTTCTCAGGTCGCTTTTAATATCAAAAGAGAGTAAAAGTGGCGTCCGTGTGTCTTCGTCGGTAGTCACCTGAACTTCGGCTCTCAGGTAGCCCTGTCTTCCAGATGGGGGAGGGTCATAGTTGAGATAAACATCTGGGTCAAACCGCATTTTCTTCCTCGCCTTTAGGAGGAGGTTGAGGAAGTCTTCATAAGATAAATTTCTCCCCCCAACCTCTAGCGATTTAGGGAGGACTCTATCAGGGTTGAGTAGGATTGACATATCTAATATGTCATAAACCCCTCCCATGTCTTCAACTCTCTCTTCGATTTGGTCGAAGTACCAATCCAAGAGATGTTCAGCCGCCTTAGTTTTGGCGGTGCGGGAAACCCTACTAGGTATATGTGACGAGAGGGGGAGTTCCTTTCGATACAATTTGATAGCTGTTGTTACAAGATTAGAGAACCCCTTAACACCTCGCGGCCGACTCCAATTTCCTTTGATCATGAGTCTAGCTTGGTTGGTAATGATACTATCAATCATGCTTTGCAGACGGTCTTGACCTTTGTTGATGGCGTACTGTCGGATCTCTTCTACTACATGAGCCTCGTTCGCAACCTTAAGCTTGGCCTCTACGCTTTGTCCGATTTCGGCAACCACCTGCTTCAAGTTAAAGCCCTTTGCTTTCCTATAGGCTCTTTTTAAATTCCCTGCTAGAAGCTCTATGAAGAAAGGGTGGTCTTCCAACTCGGTGTTGACTAGTATATATCTTTTAAGTTCATCTTCTCTATTTTCGATCTCATCGAGGATTATATCTTTTACGTGTCCTGCTTTTCTGTTCATCTTATGCCCACATAGGTTAGTGTGTTTCTTGGAGAGTTTTCGTTAATTTCACTTCTTACTTAAGTGTGAGATCACAGTCTTGATTATTGAATTAGTGGGTGTGAACTCAATGTCCACCCATCTGATATTGGGGTGAGAGGCCACATAACTTAAGATGCCAGACCAAGACTTTTTTGCTTTCTTCGCGAAGTCCTCGTCGCAATCCGAATACATCAAAAAAAAGTCACCGTATCCCTTCACAGAAAACCTCAAGTGGAAAATCCCTTTAGTTTCCGTTTCTTCAATTCGACGATAAGTCACGCCTCGAATTGAAGCTAGTACCTTTACGGTGTAATTTACTTCTAACGTCGTATTTATCTTGTCGAACTCTTGCCAATGCCCGATCCCTGGTAGTGATTTTCTCAATTTTGTCTCCTTTCAAAACCTATTATATATTTAGAATTTCAGGTCGAGTCCTAATTTACCATCCACAGGAGTTTTACAACAGACCCCAACAAGGAGAGCTAGTGTCCCTCCCGTTTTGGCTAGGAGACGGGCGTCCGTGTCGTTGCAGAGAACTCCATTCTCGGACACTTTAAGATTATCATTTAGAGCGTAATTCGCAGGGATGGTACGGTCTCCATTTACGTCAAGATTGAATCTCTCAAATTGAGAAAATAGAAATCTCCCGCCTCCCATAATCATGGTCAAGACAGATGCCCCTGAAGCAGATGCTAGGGCTCCTCTTTGCTGGTAGGATGTGAAGTTCCTATAGTTGCTTTGCCTTGCGTTTGAGTAATCTTCACTGCCGTACATCAAAAAACCCGTAGCGTACACACCGTCTGCGAGTTCCACGGTGAACTCAGAAGCACTGTTTTCATTTTCAGCATACTTCACCCAATAGCCAGCTTTCCACCCTGTGCTTCTTAGGGTCGCCCCTGCGGTGACGGGGCATCTGTCACCGTGCTTCATTACTATGAGGTCTTCGCTTGTAAGATTAAGATCTGTAGACATTTTCTATCCTTTTCGTAGAGAGTTGAGGGCTCGAATAATTTCTTGGCTTTTTTCTTCGGGGTTTTTAGTCTTCTTCAATTTATACTGCAGGTCATCTTTCGCTCCACTTGAGCCTTGTCGGTCGAGTAGCTTGTACACGACTCTAACAAATTGGCTTTTTTCGGTTCCTTTCATTTTCGAGTACCCTTTCGCCTGTTGCTCTAAAGACTTTATTTTCTTTTCCTTCGCTTGGGCTCTCGCACTGACTTGATCCTGCTTGCGTTGATCTAAGTTTTTCTTTCTTTCCTCTTTGGCTTTCTCTTTCTGTTCTTTCTCTTTCTGTTCTTTCTCCTTTCTCCTCTCATAGTCCCTTTTCTCTCGCTGAACCTCACGCTGGCTGTCCGTCAACTCATCTTCATCGTCTTGGCGACGTTTCCCATTAGAACGACTGTCTTCTTTCCTTCTCTGGAGTGACCTTTGCCGTAAAAGCCAAGCCCCGCTAGACTTCTTTTTCATGACTTCTCTTATAGCACGTAGCTTCTCACTTCTGGTTATCACTCGATCCTCAGCTTTCTGCTTGAGATCCAGCTTACCTTCCTCCAAAGACTGAGGGGGTTGCTCCGCTTTTTCGGGGGAGGGCATCCTCACACCCTCCTCAGTCTCTAATACAAACTGATTCAGGGTTGAAAACTCTTCGCCACCTGGCTTTTTTCGGGTCTCTGCTGGAGTTGGGGGTGCGAAAACTGATTCTGCTTTAAGTAGCTCTTTTGACTTCTCAGAATCTAAGGTATCAGAAGCATTCTCTGATACCTGAAGATCATTAGAGATCGCCTCCGACTCGGCAAACTCTCTGACAGACCTTACCAGAGGGTTGTCAAAGAACCTGCCCTCGTCGCCCTGAGAAGCTACTCGCTCTAAGCGAAGCAACCTCCCTTGGAGTTCTCGGATCTTATGGTCATACATGGTTATCCCTGCCTTCTCTTAGTAGTGTTAAACTAGAAAAGGCGGAGGATAAATACACTACAAATCAGCCACCCTGAAGAGTAAAGGTGAATTGAATATAGAGGAGGGGGTACACGGGCTTGTAGAAGACCTCCACGTTCAATTGGGTTGGGTCTTCGGGATCTCGACGAACACTCAAGCCTGTGTAGGTTGAGATGATCTGGTCTCGGACGAGTTGCTTCAAGAAAGCGTTCAAACGACCCTCAATCTGCTGTATGACCTGAGGTACGTACTTCACACCGATGTACCTACTCAAGAGGTTACGAGATCGAATCTGAACGTCATCTGCGATCTGAATAACCGTAGGGGTCTTAGTGAGAGTAGAAGTCATGTTTGTGGTCAAACCATGTCTGACCTTGATACCGTCCGCTCTCTGACTTATAACAGTCACACCCGCTTTAGCTGTCGCGTTCGCGTCAACCTCATCAAGAGTTCTTGAAAGTGAAGAAAGACCATTGATTACACGACCCGTCCAAGGGGTCGCACTGTCTACACTAGGGTTGCTTGTAGCAAGAGCGACACCCACCGCAACATATTCACCGCCGACGAGGAAGCTCTGACTGACTCCCACGTCGTTTATGAAAGTAAGAGTGGCGATGTCAGGGTAAACAATGCAAACTCTTGAGTTTCCTGTTGCTTGTGCGAGAAGCTGAACTTCTCTTGGCTGAGTGCCAGGTTTTACGCCAACAACAGCACGACGCTCTGAACGATAACGAAGTGAAGACTGAATGTCACAATGGTTAGAGATTGCGGAGAGGATTGCTGATGTCGCAGGATAAACAGGCACAATCACAGAAGGTGAAAGACCTGGTGTGATCTCACCTTCAACACCAGAAATTGCCGAGATGACTTGATCCTCGGTAGCAATACTCTGACCCTTCGCGAGAGGGATCTGCCTACAAGCAATTGCAGAAGCACCATTAGCAAACGCGAGGTAAGCACCCAAGCTCAAAGAGTTCTCTGGACTCAGAGGCCCATAGGTGGCTACCACGTCTCCGAGAGAGGTGAAGGTACGAGTGTTAAAGAGTGATCTAACACGGGTGAAGTCAACATAGTAGGTCTGACCTATAGAAGGCTCAGAACCACTCTTAACAAAAGTCTCTACGAGAGCAATGTCTCCTGCCTGTGTGTTGAGTGTGTTAGACACAGTGAGTTCAACACCTTGTATGAGAGACACAGGAATATTAGCGTCGGTTGTCAGGGTAGTGGATACGCTGAAGAGAACTCTTGCGTTGACACCTGTAGGGTATGACAAACCACCTTCTCTTGCGAGGAGGGAGAAGGTGAGGCCTGTTACTGAATCAATATAAGTCTGTCCTACAACACCATCTGAGCCAGAACCGTCGTTGAGGCGTGAGTCATTAGCTGACCCCGAACCCTTCGGGTTATCGGAAGTGACCACAAACCCTTGATACGCATTCTCTCCGACAGCTCCGTCGCCTACGGTGATCTTCGTACCACTTCCTCTAGTTGTAGCAACACGACCCCCTGTAACTTCAAGGATAGAGCTGGTACTAGTTGAGAGACTCTCGAAACCAACAAAACTACGACCTGTTTGGTTTACGTGGAGGTAAGACACAGCTTTCTCTGCGTAGTGACCCGCGATTGCGTCTGTGCTTGGCTCAATAGAGAAGAGAGCAGTTGCGAAAGAGGCCTTCGCAACAACATCACTCATAAGAGCTGAGGTCAAAGCTTGGGCGGTGACACCTACAGAAGAAACAGACTCACCCTCAGTTAAACCGAAAGATGAATTACCGTTACCTGCACCAACTCTAATATAGGAATCAATGTTAGAGTTTGCATTGATAACACGGATGCCCGCACCCTCAATGTGAGCAGTGGCATTTACACCTACCGCGATTACTACATCATCAAGGATATCTGTAATTGAAGTGAGATTACCTTGAGCCGTAGCATCTGATAAATTGATAGTGACAGTACTACCGTCAATCTCAAGAACAAGAGTGTCATTCTGGTCATTGCCAGCACTGTACAGTGTCTTTGCAGGAATACCAAGAGCGTCTACATCACCCCAACCCAAACGAAGGAGGACACTTGGGGCATCAACTACAGATCTTCTTGAAGCAACAGCGGAGTCGCCAGCACTGAGGCCAGCATCTTCGACCCGCACACCCTGATCAACAGATACACCTAGATCTGATGTTGGGAAGTACTTGTTACCTATAACAGTCCTACCTTTAAGAATCAAGCGGTCACGGAGCTCGCCTGAAGTAAGGGTGGTGCGTGAGTGTGCCGCGACAGGGAGGAAACCAAACTTAGTCTGAGTGCCGTTGCCATTCGTGGTTGCGTTCTGAGTATCGAAGTCTACGCCTGCAATACTGAGGAACGTATCTTCAGTATCTGCGATGAACTCAATAAATCCGTATGAGTCGTTAGCGTTTGGAAGAGAATCCAAACTAAATACTAAACGGCCCGTGTTATCCGCAGAGCAACTGAGATCAAGACCTGTAAAGTCTGCGTTTGCACCAACGATGTCTGCGGTGATTGCATTAGTAATCGCCACGCCAACAGCGTTAGCGAGGTCGTCGGGGCTGAGGTAAACAGCCGCACCAATCGTGGCAGAGGCTACGGCAGAAGCACCATTCGAGTCGCCGACGAAACGGAACTTGAAGCCAGCATATGAATTTGCCTTCGCTTCCCAAGCAGAGAAGCTAGACATGGCTGTGTAAACAGGTGCAGAAGCGTTCGCTGCTGTGTTGATAGCACCGACCCAAGTCTCAACATCGTCACCTACGCCGTTAATAGAAGCTTCTGCGAGAGTTACGCCATCCACAGTGAGAGTGACCGCTCTTGTTAATGCTGTCGCACCGTAGTTAGTGTTGTTGCTCGCAACGTCATACGTAAGTAAGTCACTTACAAGAGTCGCAATGTGACCGTTACGACCAGCACCCATAGGGGCAGAGAAGTCAATCGTGATTGCCTGAAGGTCTGCCTCAATAGCAAGAGTGTCTGAAGCACCCTCGACGAGGAAGTAGTCTCCGAAGCCTTCGGTGAAGAAGATCGCAGGAGTCTCGTCGTAACTACGAAGCTCAACGGTGACATTCTCCGCCACAGGGGTGCCTCCTATAACTCTAGCACCTGACATGGACTCAGACCCTGAAGGGAAGTTCAAGGCGATTTCACTAAGGTCTGTACCTTTGTCTTCAAGAGTCACGTTATAAAGAGTCTCGTTTAAAGACTTAACAGAGTAAGTGCCAACTCCAGAAGCTCCCGCAGACTCAACCTCGACTCGATACGCTTTATCTCCGAACTTGTCTTGAATATTGGAGTAGTAGAAGCTCGCAAACACCTTATGGTTCGCAGGGATATCAGAGGCGAGAGTTACCTGTGAAGTCTGAGGGTCAACCTTAGTCACAACTGCAAGAGGGTTGACAAGGGCGTCTGAGAGGGAGACTCCTGTCCTCACTGTGACAAGATCAGCTCTGTTAGTGGCTTTCCCTGCACCAGATCCGTCAACGGGCTGGAAGGGGAGTTTAAAGACGTTTTGGAGGACTCTAGGAGGGACGGCATTCGTAATTACAGAAGAACACTCTAAAAGATAGGCTCTCTCATCTCGGAGAGTTGGAGACACTTGGTTGTTGCCGAAAGGGGTCTGGCCATTCTGTACTGCACCCGCAGAGGCAACTGTCGCTGTACCCCAGACAATCTTGTCGTCTGAGAGTACAAAGTCCACGTCTTCGACAAACAAGGCCGCTGAGCCACCGCCTGATGCGACAAGAGAAACTCTGTCGATGGAGGTGATGTCACGACCCGACACGTAGTCGAACTGATCTCTGAAAGTATTGTGGTAGTAGTCAACACTAATGACAGTACCTACTTTAGGGGGGAGTGCGAGGGTGATAGCGTTCGTTGAACCGTCTACAGACTCAACCGCTACAATTACCCCGTCAACCCTAACGGTCACATTGTCAGTGGAGGTAGTAATAACTCCACTGTTTGTTCCGTCTACAATAGGGCCATACTGAGTAAAGAACGTGCGGGTGCGTTCATTGCCTGTCTGGTTCAAGTAAACACCGATAGTGGTGTTAGCTGTGCCGTTACCTACAAGGATCGACCCCTCTGCTGTCAGGATGAGGTTGTCGCCACCTTCCGTGTCTTTGTAGGAGTCTGCTTCGAGAGAAGCAAGCCCTGCACCATTAATGGTTGCGATGACACGCTGGAGGGAGTTCGCTCGATCACCCTGAGCTCCGTTAGGGAGTGTGATAACACCTGTCACACCATCTACAGTTAAGATAAGAGTGTTAGAGGTATTGTCGATCACGAAGGGGGAACTACTTCCGAGAAGTTCTGTGTCGAAAGGAGACACCTGACTAGAAAGGTTTTCCTCTTCTACGAAAGTGTCCGTGCGGTTGAAGAAGTAAGAAACTCTTACGTCGTCTCCTTGCTTAGGGGCTTCCGCGATAGTAAGAACTCCTTCAGCACCATCAACTGCGAGAACGACAGTGTTAATGCCGTTGATGCTCACGGTAACAGAAGAAGGAACCGTAGCGTTAGTCCCAGACCCGTCACCCGTGACGATAGGCCATTTCCTGACCTGAAGTTGGTTTGTCTCGCCGTCGAAGTCCTGATAGGTGTAACTCCCATCGGGATTCTCTCCTGCAACCATTCTGCCTGATGGATCTTCTTCTACGATCCGTTGATCAACCACAGCAGACGAGCCTCTTACGAGGAGACTGCCCTTGCTCTCGATGGTCTGGCGACCTGTGCCGATTAAGGTAGGCACCCTGCCTTGCAGTCGAGCTTGGTTTTGGTTTTGATTCCCAAATACGGTGCTTGTGTAAACACCTGGTGGTAGGTAACTATTTTCTATAGCCATCTGACTACTCCTTTACTTGTTCTGAGTTCGTATTTTTCTCATATTGTCCTGACGGTTTTCTCGGAACACCTTAGCTTTTTCAGGCAAAGAACCATAGCTCCCGTCAGGTAGCCTCATAATATCGTAGCCGCTGGCACTGTCACTTTGATGGAGGACATCCCACTTATCTCGTTGCCTTCGATATACGGTGTCCCATTTCTGTTTTGACTCTTCGCCAATAACTCGATCAAAATCCAAATCAAAAGACTCAATCCCAGAAGTTTGGGCTTTCATACTGCCCTCAACCTCTGAAGAGAATCCTATACTAGAAACAGGTCGAGACCCTTCCGCATACGCGGTATCTCCACAAGGGCAATCTACAGACTGAACTCCTCGCACTCTTTTTCTTTGTAAGAGACCACAAGATTGACATTGGAACTTGATTATTGGCATAGTAACCTAGCTTTTTAGATGTTCACTTTATCAGTCGATTGAATAAATAAACTATTGAATAGAGGTTACGATGGAAGAACTACTCCTACTAGAACCGCGAGAGATCTTTAATGACATGATCATAGGGGTTTCCTACGAACCCTTTGCTGTCGTTTATGACAAAGATCAGGTCGTTGAATATTGGGCGGGGGAGATGTCGAAAAAAAACCCAGAACTCAAAGAAAATGAAAAATACCACATGGCGTTAGAGTACCTTGAGTTCAACACCCATAGGGGAGACCACACACCTATTTTCGTGTCCCCGCAAGACAGAGAGATACTTTTGGATCAAATCTCTGAGGAGTCAACATAGAGGTCGATAGAACTATCTGTTTTAAGGTTAAACCTTACACTCTCAAGAAGCTCTCGTACAGAAGATTGAGAATCTGCGGTGAAATACTCAACATTGCCGAGTTCAACAAAGCCCGTAGAGTTTCTCATGAAAGCGACCAAGCGGTTTCTTGTCTTTCTTACGAAAACCTTTGTGAGAACCTCACGCCCTCGAAGTAGGTTGAAGAATGCTGTTACTGTTTTGCCTCTTTTTTGTTTGCGGATGGTAGAAGACTTGGCGTTAAACCTAGCATTGACCATGAGGGCAACATCTTCTGCCGCTGATGCGACGACCTCGAGGTTCAAGGAGTCAAATCGACTAGCAGATTTTTCAAGTCTGGCGATACGGTGTTCAAGTTGAGCGATTTTCTGTGATGCTGTTAGTTGTCTCATAGGACAAATCCTTTCATTAATTGGGTCAGTTATCTTCTGATTATTTAAAGACTATAACGTTTGAGAGGGAGAAGGTTAAAGGTGAGGGTTGTAGCCCGTAAGTAGCTCATGCAGTAAGCCGACTTTGCCCTTACTTTTTAAACTACCCCCTACTTCTTGAAGGATCTTCCTCTCAGAGGCTTTGGGGTCTATTAGGGAGAACCTGACATCCTTCCCTAATAGCACACGACCTCCTTCAGAGGGTCTTAAGAAAACAACTACATTCTCCCCCTTCTTGTTTACCCTGATAGAGAAGTCTCCGAGGTCATTGTTGCCCTTCACGAACGCACTCTCCAACCCGCCTCTTTTAATGAACTTAATACTTGGGCTGTAGCTGAAGTGCTCCGAAATCAGATTCTCTTCGACCATCATCTTGAGGACTTTCTCTAGGATAGATTTAAGCACCCCCTCTGAAAACGAGTCGAAGACTCCTGCCTCTTTGTTGAGATGGTTGAGCATCTGTGACGCGGTTCTGATCTGTGAAGCCCTACGACCCTCATTGAAGAGTTTTCTCTTATTTTTAAGCATACGCTCCCAGAGAGAGAGCTTGGATTTAGCTGTCTCTTGTATAAACCCTAAGTCAGCTTTGAATTCTTCAGCAAGGGGGTCTTCAAGAAGAGAATCTGCCCTCATCATAATAGGCACTAACTCATCATCTCCTTGGGCTCGAGCGAGATCCAGATTGAGTAGTTGAACTTCTTGCTGGATCTGTTGACGAAGCCTAGCCTCTTCCTGATTTTTACGCAGCTTCTCTTTAATCCGCTTCCTGATTTCTACTCTTAGAGTCCTCAGTTCGCTACCAAAGTGCTTCTTATAGACATACTGCTCTTCAAGAGCGATCACTTTCTTCAGTAGGGTCTTGAAGTTTTTGACCTTATTCAAAGCCCTTGCTAGCTTCTGAACATTTCTACCCATAACCACCTTTTCTTCAGCAGTCACACCCTTGTGTTCTACTATTGAAGTATCGGCATATTTAAAGCCTTTAGTGCCATCAAGGTTGACCCCCTTAAAATCAACATTGCCGTACCCTTTTTTTATTTCGCAGTTAATGAAATGAGTTTTTTCGGTAGGTTCCCCTAGTCCGATAGGACTTTTCACAACTGTGCTTTTGAGGGTACAACTTCCAAAGGTCACGTCTGAATTATCGCCTCTCTTGTCTCGTATAACACAGTTGTTAAACTTATTTATTTTTAGGTGATGGCTACTCTCTCTGCCATAGCTTTTTAGGACAATAACGCAGTTGTTGAATGTGCAGCCGTAAAATTTGTGGACAGGCTCTATTATGAGCGTCGCCCCTGAAAACTTCACATTAGCAATACTCCTGCGAGGATCTCTGCTTGCCCATTCCTTTCCATAGCGGTTAAAGTCAGACGGGTTATAGCTTTTCTTTTTTGGTAGCTTGGTGCTCATTTAACATCCTTTCGATAGCTTTACTCAAGACCGCAATAAATGACATATCAAATTATCCTCTGTACGAAACTGCTGTCTCTACCTAAGCCCACAAGAGGAGCATCAAACTCTGAGATAGGCACTAGGTCCTGACTAGACCCCCGAATAGGAACTAGTACAGGGAAGTGGATAAACCAATCCGTCTGAAGACTAAGACTCATAGAGGCGGTGTAGAAATAATCATCTCCATTTTCATCATAAACTTCCTCACCCTCTCCCCCGAGTCCAACGTCGGACATCTCTAAACCCATATTTGCCAGCTTTGGCCTCAACGTAGACCAAAGCCAAACCACAGTCCTATCCGCTATGTCAGCCTGTGAGTGGACATCCCTTGTAACTAAGTCTATATCCACAGAGATTTCCCACCTCCCCCCATGCTCCCTAGCTACAATCTCCTGCTTGTTGGACACAACAATTACCTGCTCATCTCCATCCTCTATCCAGCGACCCACTGCAATGACGACACCTGGTATGATCTTGCGGAAAGCACAGTCTGGGGTTACGTGGAAAGGGCCATTCAAGAACTCATCTTTACTTGTGTACTCCGCACTTAAAGACAGTCCTTGTTGAACCTCTTCTATTAAAGTTACGGTTGACCCATTCAAGACGTATTCCGTTGCTCCCAAAACTCTGCCCGAAGGAGCTTCTCGGATTCTCAAAGAGTCTCCGTGAGGAGTATACGCAAGCCCAATCGTGGTGGGGTCAGAGAATATGGGAGAAGGTTCTTTCCTATACACATATCTCTGATAGTTCATAATATAGGCATTGGGGTCTTCAACCCTGTTATTCTTTTCTACCTTGATGTGGTAAACGCCCTCTTCTGGCTTCACGAAGCTGTCCTCTTTAGCCCACTCTATAGAGACGCTCTTCTTGTTCTTTACTTTAGCGAGTGAGACATAGCCTTTAACATGACCTATGAAGTTATCAGGGCTTAGGATTACGTTACTCGCACCCGATGTTTTAATGACCATGCCAAACTGAGGCCTCTCATCAAAGGCGTACTTACCTTGTATGTTTCGTGAGAGAGTTTCATAACGAGGGTGGTCTTGCCAATACTCACGAAGCTCTTTAATCATCCTATCTCGAACGGCCATTGTTAAGTGATGGAACATCTTTACTCCTCCTTAGCTGTGTTTGTAGCTTCAGAGGGGGGGTGATAAAGAATTTAGTAACGATACCCTAGCTTATCGTAGATTCTTTCCATCTGATAAGAGCTAAAGCCACTTGAGTCTCGGGTATAATATCTCTATACCGTACTGTATATAATAGAAGACAAGGGGGAACGCTTGAAAACTTTAATTAGTTTATTTTCGGGGGCGGGAGGGATGGATATCGGATTTCATGCAGCAGGCTTTCAGACTCTTGTTGCAGTAGAACAAGATCACTCTTGTTGTGAGACGCTAAGACTGAATATGCCAAATGTACCTGTTATAGAAGGTGATATTTCAGGGATCACGACTGAAGAAATTTTACGGACGGCAGGAGTAAAGCCTCTAGACATAGACGTAGTTATAGGCGGGCCTCCTTGCCAAAGCTTTAGCTTAGCAGGGGATCGGATGGGGATGGATGACCCAAGGGGGCTTCTTTTACTAGAGTATATTCGAGTGGTTAGAGAAGCTTTGCCAAAGGTATTTGTAATGGAAAATGTAAAAGGGATGGTAAATTGGTCAAAAGGTAGAGCAAAGGATGCAATAGTAAGTGGGATGAGCGAGCCAATCTTATATGATGATATTGAATATAGTTATGAGCTAAGTTTTCAAGTTTTAAATTCCGCACATTTTGGGGCCCCGCAGTTCAGAGAGAGATTCTTTATTGTCGGTAATAGAATAAATCAGGTATTTGAGTTCCCAAAGGCTACTCACGGCATTACAGAATCGTCTGAATTAGTCGCGAGGGGGCAGATAACCTTGTTTAATGCATTTTCAGAAAGTACCCTTTTGCCCTACACGACAGTCGGAGATGCGATTGGCTCACTGTCCGACGCTAGCCCCCCTTCTGAAAATGCATTAAAGATTTCTAAAACTATCAAAGATAGGATTAAAAAACATGGACACTAAACTTAAAAACCACGAGAAAACCGCTCATGCTCCTAGTACGATAAAAAAGATTAAACTTGTAGAACAAGGGAAAAAGCTTTCAGATATTACGAAAACTTTTGGGTCTACATATAGACGATTAGATCCAAATAAGCCTTCTCCGACTGTTACTAGAAGTGGCTATAGGGACTTCATTCATCCTAATTACGATAGAATGCTTACAGTCCGCGAATTGGCCTGTTTGCAAACATTCCCATTAGATTGGGAGTTCGTCGGAACACGCTTAGATTCATATAGTAGTAAAAGAAAAGTTTCGATGACTCAATTTGGGCAAGTAGGTAACGCAGTACCTCCTATCCTTGCTCAGGCCGTTGCAAGATCGGTTTTAGATATTTTAATTAAGGACGAAGAAATCTCGAAATCCATATAGACGTAAGCTCCGAAAACTCTAAAGGGAAGACCTCCCAATACGCAAATACTTTAGAGTCTATAGGCGGGGTAATGAACCTTGTTGTCTTGTTTTAATATTTTCTTTCAGATATGCTCGTCTTCATGTGCTTCGAGAAAATCTCTAGTGTAGTCTTCGATCTCTCTCCCCAGCTCTCTAAACTCCGTCTTGAGAGCCTTTAGGGTATGCTTCCAAGCCAAGCCGTTTTTGATGTCTCTAATATTCTTGAGGTGAAATGCTTTCTTCCCATCCATGTAGACGGTGAAAGAAGGATCTTTACCTCTGATCTTGCTGCCGAGGCTCCTCTCGTCAAAGACGATAGTTAGGTCAAGATCTATATTCGCACCCCGCCACATATCGACCGTAAACTTGTTCGCACTTAGTGACTTGACATCCCTCTCATGGCTATCATGGTAAGAGCCGATAGCCCCCTCGTATTTGTTATCAGGGGCGTGTTCGTATTTGAATTCATAGTCTCGGCCCAATTGTCTAGAAATCTGAAAAGGGAGTATCTGGTCTATTAGCCATTGCTCGTACCCTTTGCTAATGTCTTGATGTATCGCCTTGTGAATCTCTTTAGCTCGTCTCATATTGCTCTTGAAAATACCAATTAAGGCCTGCTTCTCAAGATGAGCGATACGGTGTTCAAGTTGAGCGATTTTCTGTGATGCTGTTAGTTGTCTCATGCTTAGACCTCCTTCTTAGTCTGGTGTAAGGAGGCAATAAAAGAACAAAAAAAACCACCCCGAAGGGTGGTAGTACCTTAGTAGGTGTACGGCTCTAGAGTGTTTCCTTCTAAGTTAATGGAGTAGAATAGGCGTTTTCGTAGATCAAGATTTGTCCTATGCCAAAACGAGACCATGTCTGCGTCATAGGTTATCCAATTCAAACGAGCGGTAATTAACTCCCCTCCGTCGAGGATTCCTTTACCGTAAATGTCATTCTTGGTCTTGGCTGTCCAGATGATATCTCCCTGCCTGCCCCTAGACTTTTTGATCCAATAGAGCTTGAACCCAATGCTTTCCAATAGGGAGACGATTTCTCTTTTGGTATGTTGTCGGCTTTCGATCTTGATCAAAAGAAAGTCAAGAGGGTCTCCCCTCCACCTGCCTCGGTGATCACAGTTCCTGTAAAATGTAGCCATAGCATCAACCCCACATTGTGATGAAGTCAACAGACTCGCCACAGCAAGGACACTTTCCATCTCCCTCGTAAGGCTCAGGGCTGGTGGACTCATTCCACTCACAGGTATCCCTCTTCACAAGGTGGATATGCTTGCAGTCCACATGAGGTCGGTACTTCCGACCAGCACACTGACAAATCCAATCAAAGTCATAGTGTGCGGTTCGTCCTTTGAAGACGTTGTACACGTTGCCCTTAGACCCCTCGATCTGTACGGGGGTCTTAGCAGATGGGCAGTAAGCTACTGTAAAAGGTGTTAAATCTGGCATTCCTATCTCCTGTTCTTTCTTCTTTCATATACTGCTATTATCAAAAAAAGAGGAGGTCCTGTATAATGAAGAACAAGAAAGAGAGGGTCGAATGTGGCAAACAGGTAGGAGGGTTAGTGTCAACTTTTCAGACATTATCCTGTTCATCAAGAACGCTTCCAAGTATCAGTCAACCATCTTTATAGGCACAGACAGTCAGCCTCACAGGGACGGTACCCTTTTCGTCTCTGCTATCGCGGTCACGTCATCAAACAAGGACTATGATTGTAGGTACTTCTATGTCAAGCACCCTCCAATCACCTCTTATGACTTGTTCAACAGGGTCTATTGTGAGACCCAAATGTCCTTAGAGCTGGCTCAAGACATCCAGAGAGAAGTTGAAGAAGCTAACATCGAGATACACATAGATGTTAGCCCCGAGAACTCAAGGGCGAGAACCTCCCAATACGCAAACACTCTAGTGTCTATGGTCAGAGGGTGTGGGTTTCAAGAGGTAAAGGTTAAGCCAGACTCATGGTGTGCGAGTGCTATAGCAGACTCTCACTCTAAGTAGATAGAAGCTTCCTCTGTATCTGTGCTCTCTTCAAGCGATGTTTTCTCATGGCTTGCTCTCCTTTTGTATATTAAGGGTAGGGCAACTATAAAGGATCTATCATGTACACGAAGATATCAAACGGACACAGAGTATGGGCTAAAGAGATCTACCCTCTAGAAGGACTAGACCTGTTCCAAGCTGTCTGCAAAGGTCTTGAAGAATGTGGCTTTCACATTCGTCAGTCCAAAGACTCTGGGGGAACTTACCTCGCAGAGGCTTACGGCTTTAAGATTTATATAGATGAACCACTCTTTGATAACCACAATGACGTATGTGACCTTACAGGGGAGTGGTATATACAAGACTTCCACAGAGACTCACAGAAGTGGGAGGACATCTTGGACAT